GTTGTAATTTTACTCTCGTGGGAAGGCCGTTGAATCGTTTCTCGTCCTGAGAAGAAATAACATATTTGTCGCCTGCAGAACTCAGTGCTTTATTTAACGCTGTCAGGTGCAGATCTACACCGTCAAATAAAACACCATCCAAGTCGAATATGACTGCTTTGATTGTCATATTATACACTAACGATGATATTTTATAATAAAATTTTACACAAGCGGTTCTTGTCTCCTTGGGTTGAGATCATACTTCAGATCAAATCTGTGTACAGTCAACCCAACGTTCTTAATGTGATGTTTCACCCACGATTCAGGATTGGTGCCTTCCATTATATCTTGGGAATATTTATATATGTTGTCGTATAAAGACGCATACGTTTTCATGGCACGAGGAGAACCATAACACATCTGGTCGTTAGTCCCGCCCCAATCAGATCCTTCGGGTATGTAGATATCATTCTCGCCACCTATGGTCAGTATGAGCTTTTCATAATATCTCAAATCCGTTCTCGCGTATATTACGATGTCATACTCATCCTCTGATATAAAATCAACTCCCTTTTTAAGATTATAAAACATCGAAAATCTGTTGCTTCCTCCGGATACGTTTGCCGCGGACAGGGGTGGTTGCGTATATATCTCAAAATTAGATTTCTTTATGTTGTACATCTCAATAAATTCCTCGTATGGTTTACTATCCGAGTTTAGAGAACAATAAAAATCCACATCATATCTCTCCGCGAGCTCTTTGAACCATTGATAACTATCTTGGTAACGTGTAGCACGACCAGCAAAAACAACCGCCACAGATAACTTGTGTTCGGTGCACCATACTTTCACGTTGTCAAAAAAAGATTTCTGTTGGTATTTTGGAAGTTTATAGGTCATTATATTGTATCATATGTATTTTTTATCAAAATGTTTGAATTATTGATAAAAACACATTTATATTCGTATCGACAAACTATCTTTTCAATGTTCGGTTAGTTTTAACTAAAAAATTGGTCGCCCGACGCGCCATCTAGGCCTAGGCCACGCATCTGAGGAGATACGAATGCCCCGTAGGCCGGGTTTGCGCGAGGGACCTGGATCACCGGAGGGCCCTGTTGCTGTTGCATTTGGGGCATCGGGCTAGGACTCACGCTCGGGAGTGGTTGAGACATCGGGACGGGAGGCGGTGCTGTTTGCTGGAGAAGACTTTGTAGTTGTGCTACCGCGGCAGCATTGTTTGCTTCCATCGGTATTTGCGCGGCGTAAGATGGCGCAGGGGACGTGCTAATTTGAGGATCGCCCAGTGCACTGACCGCTTCCAGACTAGAAGAAACGCTGTTGGCAGGGGAACCGGTTTCCACGACGTCTTCCGGGCTGGGGCTCAGGTCTATCTCCTCGCCGTCGATCTGATCGGTTTGGACACCATCCGCATCCACGGATCCTCCTAGATAAGCGCGCAGGATGTCCTCGGTCGGGAGCAGTTCGCGAACGGACGTCTCCACGGCATTGCGAACGATCGCCAGACGGACCTCGCGAGGTGCCTTCACCAGTGCGGGGTCGAGATAAAAGGTCTTTGCAACGTTCACGAAAACTTTGTGCACGAACACGTCGTCGGCGGGCAGTTTTAACTGAATGTGTGGTTTGTGGCTGTGGATCTTCACCGATGACAGAATTTTCACGTATGACACGAACGCTGCTGCCACGAGCTCCGGGAAGTATTTGTACTTGTTAGTGATCGCAGTAACCTGAGCGTCGATCATGCTCTGGTTCCACAGGGGGATCTCACGGAGTTTTGCTTGGAACTCTCTGGTCGGTTTTCCGAAACCAGCGTTCTTCTTCGCCGCCATGTAAAGCTGGTTGACCGTGTTAATAGAAAAGGGGGCGACAACGTCTGCTAATTGCTTGATATATTCGTCCTTCGCTTCCACGAGCAAAGGGCTTAGTTTTTGATTTGCGGACATATTATAATATTACATATATATTTTAAAATATGATTTTACACGCAATATTCATATCATCGAAAAACTAACTTAACAACGCGCCCCATATCAATACAAATCACGATGGTCGTGAAGTATATGTGTGTATTGCTGTCATTTCTGACTGTCGTGAGTGGACATGGGAGCGTTCGCGACCCACCTGCGCGAAACGTTCTTTCAAATTCAGATGATTGTCCTGACTGCTTGAATGCCGGTGGTGTTTCGGTCATGTATAACGGTGTCCGGTCTAAGGCCAGATACGGTGTCTGTGGAGACCCGTGGAACGCAAAGAAAGATCACGAAGCTGGAGGAAAGTCAGCCAAGGGGAAAATCACGAGAACTTATAAATCTGGAAGCACGATTGCCATAAAGCTATCATTCTCTGCAAATCATCAAGGAATGATGTCTTTCAGTATTTGTGATATTCCAGATAAACATATGACCTCATCTGAAGAAAAATTATTTACAACACAGCGGTGTTTTGATAGAAACGTGCTTCGCCGCGTTGATGGAAAAGGAGTTTATTCATTTTTGAAAGGAAATGAAGACAAGCTCACGGTCAAGTATAAACTTCCCAAGGGGATGAAATGCAAGCACTGTGTATTACAATGGCGGTGGGTTACAGGAAATTCGTGCTGCCCAGGAAACACGCAGAAGAAGTATTGCGGTCCCGGAGTTTCCAAATGCTTCCAGTATACCGTGCCAGAGGAATGGTATAATTGCAGTGACATCAGAATTGTATAATTTTTAAGTATCTATTGACTGACCATATCGTCAAATCAATGTATATAATAAAGACCGTATTATATAAATAATAGCAATGGGGCGTATTTATATAGCAAAGAATATAATAAATGGGAAAGGATATATTGGGCAAACAATTCGTGCCATAAAAAAACGACTAAAAGAACATCAAAAAAGTAGTGGTTGTCGAGCATTTTCTGGCGCCATCAAAAAATATGGATGGGAAAATTTCCAGATAGATTGGTACGAATGTCCAGATAACGAACTAAATAAACACGAAAGGTGGATGGTGAAACTGATGGGAACGCTATCGCCTGGAGGGTATAATCTTCGGGAAGGTGGAGGGGCTCATGGAAAAATGAGCGAAGAAACAAAACAAAAACTTAGTGGTGAGAATAATCATAATTATGGGAAACCTATGAGCAAAGAAGCCAAACAAAAGAACAGAGAAGCACATCTTGGTAAAAAATCATCTATGTGTGGTAAATATCATCCTATGTATGGCAAAACGCATAGCAAAGAAACTATACAAAAGATGAGTGGTGAGAATAATCCTATGTATGGAAAAACAGGTGATAAACATCCCAACTCCAAAAGTGTATATCAATATGATCTCGATGGCACCTTTATCAATTCATTTGGCTCGACGGAAGAAGCAGCGCAGTATATAAAAGGAGATGGTGCATCTGGAACACATATTAGAGCGTGTGCTCGCGGCGTCAAAAAATATAAAACCGCGTATAAATTTAAATGGTCATATGATTTGACAATATTTATGTAATTACTTCTTCATCGAGTTCTGTAACGCGAGTTTAATCAGCTCCATCCTTCTCACGGCCTCCGCTGGATTGCTTTGAATCGAAGTGTCTATGACCTTTGGTCTTTTTACATCCCTCGGTTTCTTGGGTATGATAACCTTTTCTATTCCCCAATCGATGTTGACAAAAAATGTATCGTTTATTTCGTAAAATCTGGTTTTGTATCCGTAAATCGCCAGTTTTTCCGATATATACCTCGCGGCGTGCTTCACGTTTATGGTCGGTCTTCCGAGTATGTAATGTGGAATTTTATAAATAACGGATGTTTCATTTGCATTTGCACGGCGTGTAACGAGTTGCAGAGCCGCCCCAAAGAGCATCTTATACGTCTCGTGGCTGACTTGCCGTTTTGCGAGTCTGATTTGCTGCGCCTCCTGTGCTGTCAGAATTGTCATACTTAAAGTATAAAATCAATTTTTTGGCATATATTTTACATTACCGAGGCACCATCCCGATTGCAACTCGCTCGTCGGGGTGCTCTACCACGATGACAACATCGTTCTTGTAGTTCATGTGACTGTCAACGGGGACGTTGTAAGAAAACGGAACGGTATTTTGTTCAGATTCCGTAATAACTTCAACCCGTGGCGTGGGGGCCGTCGAAGATTGTTCTTTTTGAAAAAACAGGTACGCGATATATGTGAAAGAAATTCCAGCGAGACAGACCATGGCTGGTGTGAGAATAACCGCGGACATTTTTAGATGTGTATTTGCGTGGTTCTTATTATGGTACATTTTTTAAGTGATTTCTAGAGTTATATACACCAGATAATGCCGGGATCAAATGACACTTACCCAACAGATATGGTATTATACGCGATTTAAAAATATTTGATTATATTAAAATGTTGTTGTTCATCCTCGCGATTCTGTTGATCGTGATATACAATTATCGGGGATATATCAAGAACATTGCAAAAACTTTGAAGCCGAGAGGGGTAGAAATACCAGAATTCGAACAGTTCAAAACAAGGTATCCGACTTACTACAAAAACACGATAGAACATTTGGATACGTTCAACAAAGAGTATCAGAAAACTTTTGACATGGATCATATGGGGCCTTCCAAGATCAACAAATTATTTTCCATCCGCGACGACGTTCTATACAACATATCAGAAATAAAGCTGCGATTGCCCAACGACCTTGATATGGAAAAAAGCATCACGCGCGTGTATGAAACGGTCGACCGGAGGATGATGGAGTATATTACCGATGTTAAAAGTAGATTCCATATCAATATTTTCCCGGGCCAAACTAGCTCTGCCTTCGCCGCGAGGAATTACAGGGCCAGTGACGACACGGTGTTGTAATTACATCGTTTTGATCAAGTTACCGAATGTGTTCAACCCGAGAGAACGTTCGAGTGTAGATTTTCCTTTTATCGCTGGTTTCGGCCTCCGGAGTTTCAAGCTATCATTAACGACTGATGTCGTATCAATATGAATCGGTTTGTCACTCATTTTTGTGTTTGTATGGCTTTTTTCATCATATTTATATTCTTGTATATCGTATGATCTTACTGTCATCATTGTCTTCGCATAATTTACGGTGTAATCTATCTTGAGAGTAGGTTTTCTAAATTCATCTATGTCCAGATGACCTCCGAATGCTTTCAGAACCATTCTTGGGGGAGCTGGGATTACGGGGTCTGTTAGACCCGTTATCATTTTCCTGTAGTGTCTGATAGTCACTTGATGCACTCCGGATAGCACCCTCGACATATGATCCCTTGCATATCCCTTGATACATTCCCAGCTGCAGAACTGACCACCCACCTGAAATTTGCCTGAATTGAGAAGTTTAAATGGGTAATTCAAAGTCGCTCGTTCTTTTGGGATAGAATGGCAACAATGCCAGCAGAGCTTTTCTACAAAGATTTCTGTACGTTCGACTTTCGTTTTGATTACATCCGTGACATCGAATACGTCTATAAGTTCTGACCATCTTGAAATGATTTCTTTCATATTTTGTTTACAATAATTTCAATTATTAAGTTATTATTAAACTTAATTATTTTAAAAATCTCCGTCCAGACCAAACACATTATCTTCGACGTTCATGACCCCCGCACGTTGATATTCGGCGACCTTCTTTTCAAAAAAGTTTGTCTTTCCCTGTAGAGAAATCAGTTCCATGAAATCGAAGGGATTTACGGAGTTATAATTTTTAGAGTGACCAAGTGCCACGAAAATGCGATCAGCGACGAATTCGATGTATTGGCCCATGAGGTCGGAGTTCATACCAATCATCTTGCATGGAATGGCGTCGCAAATAAAGTCCTTTTCGTTTGCCACGGCCTCTGTTACGATATTGCGGACCTCCTCAAACGATAGCTTGTTCTCCAACTTGGAATACAGCATTTCACCGAACATCTGATGAAGACCTTCGTCCCGACTGATGAACTCGTTGCTGAGCCCCAGACCAGGCATCACCCCGCGGTTCCTAAGCCAGAAGATGGCGCAGAAACTCCCCGAGAAGAGCAGCCCTTCCACGCAGATCCAGGCGACGAGGCGCTCTGCAAACGACCTGCTAGGGTTCAGCCATTTCTGAGCCCATGCTGCTTTCTTTCCTACTGCTGGGATAGTTTCTACCGCCTCGAACAGACTATTGCGCTCTTTCTCGTCCGAAACGAGCGAGTCAATAAGCAGAGAATACATCTCAGAATGTATCGACTCGTTGAATGCCTGGTACGCGTAGAACTGCCGAGCCTCTGGGACTGTCACTTCGTGGGAAAAGTTCATCTGGAGGTTCTCCATGACGATTCCGTCGCTCGACGCAAAGAACCCCAGGATGTGCTTAATGAAATAACGTTCGTCATCATTGAGCTTGTCGCGCCAGTCAATCACATCCTGCCCAAGGGGGACTTCCTCCACGGTCCAGAACGACGCCACCGCCTTCTTATACATGTTCCACAGATCGGGGTATTGGATAGGGAATGCGGTATATTTGCGGCACCCGTTTTCGGATAGAATGGGCTCGATGATTGTGGACATTATTGTGAGTGCTTGTTATTAGTAACAATTAAAATTTATATCTGAGTTTGTCAATATACAGTTATATATTGACAAAACACTGTGCGGTGTGCAAATACTTTTTTATGTGACGACGGTGAAGTGATACATTTGGGACTTCTTACATTTATGCAAATGTGATTGTTACGCGCGTTTGTATGTTCTGGCACGATTTTATCGCGGCTTTTGACAGCTCTTTGCGTTTCTCATCTGGCTTTGCTGTTGTTTTTCTCTGTTTCATCGACTGCGTCATATCTTCCTCGACCTCCTTGATATTTCTCAGACATTCTTTAACTATATCGTTTTTGATGACCCATCTGAAAAAATTGAGCTGCCCACACGTTGTAGAAATTTCGCTACCGTCGTTGTCTTTGAAGACAATGCGATCCCCCCGATTGAAAGGGTCGAACATTCTCTTAGAATAACTCTTCAGCTGACTTTTGTATTCCATGAAAACATTGAACAACTTCCCGGAGCTCGTCGTGAACATGATATTCTTTTTCTTCGAGTAGTTCGAAACGAACCAGTCTAATGTTCGGAGGCTCATCAACTCATTATGAATTATTTTTAGCATCGTAGACGTATTCTCATCGTCGTCGAAGAATTCTCGAAGGGATACTTCCAGATAGTCTTTGGGGTCTTTGATGAGAGCCAGAGACATCTTTGTACTATAAAGATATATTTTATTAAATTGTTATGCCTTATATTATGATTTTGTCAAGTTGATACGAAAATCAATTAAATCACTTTTGTAACAATGTATTTTTTTATATTTTACTATGCATTCTTCCTAGAGCTCCACACGTCTTCTCCAAACACGCTATTGATGGTCGCAGAAGTGCTGGCATCCGCCGCCTCCTTGAGGATGTCCTCCTCGGTCTCCTCTGGGATGACCTCCTTGGTGAACTCGGGCATCTTCTCAGGGGCGGGGAGAGATGCGGTGGGAGGGGGGATCCTCTCCTTCTCGGTTAGGTGTGCGTCTAGCCCATCCTTCATCACTCTTTCCTTACGGTCGTTGAAAATTTCCTTGGCAGACCGCTGGCTCTCGGCGTAACCGGTCATCAGCTCCTGCAGGAACTGCTCCTGATATTCCTGGCTCTGCACGGCCATGGGGTCCGGAGGGCAGGGAACCCAGTTGTACATGGCCACGAGGAAAATGTCCACGACGTTGTCACCGCTGCGCTGAAGGCGTTTCACGTACGCCTTGGCCTCATCCTCGGTGGCGAAAACGCCGCGGACCTTCATTGCGAACTGGCCGCTCTTCTGTCGGCAAAATTCGGGTCCCACGAAACTTACCAGGGCGAAGTTCTGACCTGGGATCTGTAGGTAATCGGGCTCGAGGGTCAGACCGGTGGGGAGCTCATCGATAGTGTTGTTGGTTGCCATTGTATTCTGTTTTACACATATAAAATTTGTTAAGTTATTTTACGCACGTGTTTACAATTTAAGGATATACTTTGCATTTAACAAATTATGAAGATCTAAACACCTTCACAATTTCAGACCCCCGCGAATACGTTTCCTTCTTAGCGGATACTTTCCTTTTTGCCACTGGCTTCTTCTGAGCCCTCGCGATTATACTATCCAATGACAAAAAGTGTTCTATGCTGCTGCTCGGCATCGGCGGTGGCGGCAAATTCTTCTTCTCGTCCTCATCTGGAAAGAGTTCCTCGGTCAGCGCTGCTGGAAGTTTTATGTACTCCCCTCTAAAGTCGCTGCATCTGCAATACTTTTGTCCAACGTCCTCTTCTTTCCTAGAATAACAACACTGCCGCATGCCAGACTTGCTGACCAGGAAATATGTGTTGGAAGACTTGTGATTTCTCCCAACATTCTCACAATACCGCGAGGAATGTCTAAACATATACACATGGTCCGCTTTGATCACCCCCGTCACCTTCCCTTCGTATTGCGAAGGGATTAGCCGTTCAATTTCACCTATGGCGCTGGAATACTCCTTGAGGGAAGCATGAGAAAAGTTTCCAGAGTTTGTAGGCGATGAACACTCGATGTCAATCTCCGGGTTTCTCAGTTTCGTAAGACCTCCTCTGGCACGAAGACACGTCTTGGAGATGACTTCTTTGACCGATGCAAGGGATTTGACTATTTCATCGGGAAAGAGTTGTGTCTCGATGATACCGCTTTCCTCCGAGTCCAACAGATATTCCACACGCGGGATGTACACACGCTTGAGGTCGTCGTGTTTCGCAGCCCATGGAAGGCGCATTCCAGAACCCTTGAACACCGCAGAGTCTACAATTTGCTCCCACGAGTTAGCAAACGGGTTCTCTTCTACTCTAAGAAGCTCGAGGACCTTTTCGCGGATATGCAGAGCGGTTGGAGATGTCACGAAAATATTGTCGAATGTGATGTGAATCCCTATCTTTATTTCGTCTCCCTTTTTCTTAGGAACGTTCGAAATACAGATAGTCGCCGAAGTCTTTGTCACGTCGAATAAAAAAACTGTCGCAATGCATATTATGTGCATGATGTTTTTGACATTCTCTTGAAAATCACCGGCAGACATCATCTTGGCCATCTTGATATCCTTCGTGACAATGTCTAGATCATAAAACATCCGGAACACTCTTGGTTTGTATTCGACAATACATGACGGTCTTCCTCCCATGAGGACCCCCCTCGAGTATTCGTGAATGAAGTCGTCGTTCGAACTTTCGGGAACGCATAGAACTCCCTTATCTAACAACAAATGACTGACCTCTCCTCCGTGACTGCGACCAAAATACTTTCTCTTGCGACACCAATCGTAGACATGAACGTGTTCTGACATCTTTATTTATGGTAATAGAATAATTGAGCACTAAATTTATATTCAGGGGTGTCAATATAACGTATGTAAAAATTAACTTAATAAAAGGATTGTATACAGTATTAAAAATGAATTCTCGCGATATTGATGACCGCGTTGATCCATATCTATGTGTATATGCATCGCAGGGGGCGGCGTGTATCGGGGACAACAAACACAAGAAAATATGCGACGCAGTGGAGGCGTTCTGGGAGCGCGCCCATTCGCCGAGCTACAGAGCAGCGCTGAAACGAAACGTGATTATGACTGCGGAGGAGATCATAGACCGCCTGGAGAAAAACCACCCTAAGATTGCGGATATCATGAAGGTGGCTGGGAATGAAGAGGAAACTTCCACGGACGTGGCAAAGAAGTATAGCAAACTTTCTTCCGAGTTCACGAAATACGCAAACTTGAACTATATCAGCCACGAATTCTACGGTGTGATTGATGACGCAATCCGCAAGACAACTTATACGACTTATGGGAATGCCCAGGAGTCAAAGGTGTTTGATTATATAAGGGGGACTCTTGGAATTGACGTGGTAGAAGACCCGATTTTCTATAAATCACAAGCAGGGGTCATTGAGAACGAATATGGGTCTTTCCCGTGGTTCATCGGTGGGAAGATTGACGGAATCACACAAGATCGCAAGACCTTGATAGAGATCAAGAACCGCGTGAACAGGCTTTTCAGAATCATCCCGCAGTATGAGTCTATCCAGGTACAAATGTATTTGCAACTCCTTGGTCTAGACAAGGCAATCCTCGTAGAATGCCTCAAGACTAAGGAGCACAGCGTTCTTCATGAGGATGTTAATGTCATCTCTGTAAACCGGAATTCTGTGAATTGGGAAACAGACATTGCTCCGAGACTCGAGGGTTTTGTTGACTTCGTTATCAGACTTATCCACGACGAAGAACTCCAGAATAAGTACCTTAAATCTAAACGAAGGTCCGCTATGGCCTCGTCTCACATAACTTCATACACGAAGACAAAGAAATCTTCGTAATTTTTTTGTTGATTGTTTTGCTTTGGCCTCTTTACATAAAAACGCCAAAGCAAATATAAAATCAAAATAAGAGAAGTGTCAATATGTGATCACAGCGCGAGCGCGAGATACTTGGCTTTCCAAAAATCAGGATCGTCCCGCGGGGGTTTTCCCGTCTTGGCGTTCACTAATGCGTGGGCTTTTACCGTCCACGCGAACAATGTGTCTCTGTTGGCGAGGTCTTTGGAACCAAATTTAGAAATTTCTAACACGCGCTCGAATCCTTTACAGCATCCGTCGCATGGGAGGACAAATTGGAGAGACTTGAAAAATGTGCCGTAGTGCTTCTTGTCCGCGGCAGTCGGGTTCATGGGGTAACGGAGACTAAGTACATGAATTACGAACCAGAATGAAGGACCCCATAGTTCAGGAGAGAAGTTTATAGGCTTATTGATATTCTTATTGCTCATACTTTATAATATAGGTTAGATTTAAATTTTACATAAAATACATAGATTTCATGCAAATGCAATACTTTATATTTAGGAAATGTATTCCTCCTTTACGCCGAAGTTATGAAGGGCGGTTCTACTTCCATTTTGCTCAGCATCCTTGCGAGATCTTCCCGTTCCCTCTGCCACCTTCCGACCGTTTAGGTTGACATCTACCACGAAGCTGGGACTACCTCCACCGCGCTCGTACGTGGTGACAAACTCGGGCTTGCCTAAGTCAACCGACCTGGCATACTTCAGCAGACGATCCTTGTAGTTGGTGTCCGTCATGATGTCGTGCATGTTTGCATGCTTATTCAACGCCGTCATGAAGAACTGCCGTGCCGCAGGGATCCCGAGGTCGAGGTAAATAGCACCGATGAGAGCCTCGAGAACGTCTTCTACTATTCTTGGATTCTTGTTCCACCCCTTATAAAGACCCTTCTGGTTCATTATAATGAAGTCGTGGAGCCCGAGATCAAGTGCGAGCTTGCTTAGGAACTTTCCTCCCACCAGTTTGGTCCGAAGACGAGTGAGCACACCCTCGCTCTTTCCAGGGAAAGTATCGTATAGATACTTGGCGATGATGAATCCTAGAACAGAGTCTCCTACAAATTCCATTGTCTCGTACGTCGCACCCCCCTCTTCTATAGAGTTGTACGAAAAGGCAGTAAAATAATATGAGAAATTGACGACAGGCAGTCCGGTCAATTTCTCGATATCTTCCTTGGTGAACATAATCCCTGATTTTGTAGAAGGAGGCCCGGGGAAACACTCTTCCGGGACCTCGTCGACAAACATCTCTGATGCGGGGCTGCTGATATGATTAGGTAACATATTTATTAAGTTCTTTATACCCAGGGAATATTATATGTACCTCTTGGCATCTGTCATTTGTCATTTTACATATTACGTGACATTCCAACGGGCGTGTAAATGTGTATCGTTTGACCCAGGTCGCACATTTCTAGGACAGACCATATTGACAGACAGTTGCCTTATAGGGACATGATAAACTTAAACATTAATTATATTAAGAATACTTAATGGGTTCTACTAGGGCAAACCCAAAGTCTTCCAAGGCAGACAACGAGGAGAGGGAGAAGGACATGGCGACTATCATCAAGAAACTATCCCCAGCAGATACCAAGGGAAAGCTAGAGGAGCTTGTGGAGAGGTGGAAGCTGAATGATGTCGGCGCGACGTTTGAAATGCAAACGATTCATATGTTCACGGCACTTGGGGTAGATTTCAGCGACGACCTCTTTTCTTCGATCGAGAAGGATCGCGGAGCTTTTGGGTTGAACGAAATTAACGATAAGATCACAGCAGCGGAAATCGAGGCTATTTCGCTGTACCACAGGCTTCGCGAGCTGAACCTCATGCCGGGCAAAATGAACGAGGACCCTGAGAAGGCTGCAAACCTTAAGAAGATTACCAAGATCCTCGAGATGATTTACTATTCTAAAAAGGTCGTCCTGAGTTCTTATCAGGCTAAGCTAGCAGTTCATCAACTGGGGGCTGAGGATGGTGTAGTAGAACTTGACGGTGACTTGGACTTGCAACTGGGAGCGTGGAATCTTCGGTTCAGGTTCATTGATGGGGAAGTGAGTTCTTTCCAAGAGCTTCTCTTGTTTCTATTGGACAGCGCTATGGAGAAAAAGTTTAGGAAATATGGTTCTTGGTTGTATGAGCCCATCATCATCGATGGACGTGACATGCACTCGTGGCGTGCTGTGATGGAGATCAAGGATTTCGTATACTCGAGGCTCAAGAAGGAAATTTCTTGGGAGCAATGGAAGAATGCGACTCAGAACATGAGGAACGTTGGTTCCGCGGTAGAGTATCTTACGCATTGTCACGACCACCAGCTTCCATACCTCAACAAGTCTCGCGGCGTGTATTCTTTCTACAACGGTGTTTATATTGCAGGAGAGGACAGGTTCCACTGCTTTGCTACTGAGAAAGAACCGTTGTCAGACTCGGTTGTTTCTTGCAAATTTGTGGAGGGAGACTTCGATGACAAGGAGTATGACGACTGGATGGACATCCCGACCCCGCACCTGGACTCTATCGCGAACTATCAGGAGTGGGGGCCGGAGGTTCGTCGCTGGCTCTTCGCTCTGCTTGGCAGGTGCCTGTATCCGGTGAACGAGCGCGACCAGTGGCAAGTCATCCCGTTCTTCCAGGGGCTCGCCGCGACAGGTAAGTCTACGATCATCCTCAAGGTTATCAAGAACTTTTTCGAGACGATCGACGTCGGCATCCTGTCTAACAACATCGAGCGCAAGTTCGGTATTTCTGCTTTCCATGATAAGTATCTGGTGTGCGCCCCCGAGATCAAGAGTGATCTGGCCATCGAGCAGGCGGAGTTCCAGTCTCTGGTATCAGGCGAGGAAGTACAGGTGAACGTGAAGCACGAGAAGGCTTTCATGTGCGCTTGGAATGTACCAATGGCTCTGGCGGGTAACGAAGTGCCTGGGTGGGCGGATAATGGCGGAAGTATTCAACGCCGTATTGTCGTTTTCGAGTTCAAGAAGCCCGTCCGAGGAGGAGATATGAAGCTGGGAGAGAAGCTCAACACGGAACTCCCGAACATTCTTAGAAAATGCAACAAGGCATATCTGGATATGGCCGAGCGGCACTCAGATGTCAACATCTGGTCGGTCCTCCCGACATATTTCATCAACACTCGGGATGCCCTCGCGCGTGCCACAAACTTCATCGAGAACTTCCTGGCATCCGACGCGGTCATTATTGGCGACGAGGAGTACTGCTCATTCGCGGAGTTCAAGCAGGCTCTCAAGGAGCACGCATCCATGAACAGTCTCCACACAAAACAACTCACCGACATGGTATTCGACGGGCCGTTTGTCAAGTTTGGAATCAAGATGGTCGGTACACAAACGCTGCCTTACAACGGAAAGAAGCATACCACGGAGTACATTCGCGGGTGCTCTCTCAAGATTTACAAGTCGGAGGAAGTTGTGGAGGAAGTCGTGGAAGTCAAATACATGTGATTGTATTAAAAAAAATATATTTGATTACAGTATCATGTTTAACTTGCTGATTACGATACTCGTCGTCCTGATAGTTGGATACATGGCGTATGCAGAGTCAAAATACCTATTCGGGAAACCAACCGGATGTAAATCTGTACAGATGAAAGATGAAATCCCAAAGACAATCGCATCTGCAAAGTCAGCACTCAGCAAGGCAGTCACGAATGTAAAGAAAGAGACACAGAAGATAAAGATGATGCTGCAACAAAAGAAAGCTGCAAACAACGCGCCAAAAGCGTTAGACATCTCCAATCCCATAGAGCACATCCAGGCATCGAACACTTTGGTGATGGGCTCGAATGCGATCGAGGATACCATCGACGAGAACCTGCCATTCGCAAAGTACGAAGGTAATTTCAAGGTCCAGAAGGCAGTCAACGGTCTCATCGAGGGAGTTCGCCCCCCTACGTATGCCGACCCACGTACGATGAACCCATCTCTGGCGGCAGCCCCTGTTCAATTCTCGGATCCGGCGATGTTCGGCACGTTTGGCGTTACCGATCAGACCAGTCTGGCATTCACCACCAAAGACGCGCGCACTGATGCCGCAATTGCTTCGGACCGCACGCTCGAGGGGTTCTCCACCATGGACGAAAAGACGATTGCTGCGATCGAGTCGGACAACATGATGGAAGAGTTTGACATCGCGACTGATGTTTACGATGCCAATGGAGCCGTCCTTATCATGGATGGCAAGATCGTCAAGTCAGCTAGCGAGTTGCCATCTGCTCAAATAATGGGAGCTACGCCACACACGACGCTGCCAATGCGCAACTTACACAATCCACCCCCGATCATCGAGGACCTTGTGGAAGGTGAAATGTTTGACGGGCTTCAAGGGTATCCTGTCAATGAACGCGGTGATTTACTCACTCCGCCGGGGCTAGCTACCCCAATGGCCGAGTGGAGTCGCATAATGTACAATGTTTGATAGACCATGAAAACACAATTTGTCGATACGAAATAATGATCATATCGACAATACGGAGTATATAAAGAAGCTTGTGTTACGTAATTACAAAAATGCCGTATAAGGATCCTATAAAACAAAAAGAATATTACGAACAGAATAAAGAAAAAGAGAAGAAAAGAAGTAAAGAACGTTACAAAAAGAATAAAGAACAGTTGAAAGAACAATCTAAAGAATATAGAGAAAAAAATAAAGAACAGTTGAAAGAACAATCTAAAGAATATAGAGAAAAAAATAAAGAAAGAGAGAAAGAATATCAAAGAGAATATTATGAAAAAAGAAAAGAACAGTTGAAAGATCAATCTAAAGAATATAGAGAAAAAAATAAAGAACAATTACAAGAACGTAGAAGAGAATATTGCGAAGTTCTCAAACAACACGCTTATGATTCTATAATCTCCGGCAACATCATCGAACAACATAAATGGGACTTGTGGTGCAATCAAATCAAAAATACTTCTAAAAAAAATCATTCATATTCCGACGACTTTACGAATGACGTCATGTTCGAAATGATGATCAAAGGATGCTTTTATTGTGGTGAACTATCAAATACGATCGACAGGATTGACTCGAGAGTCGGCCACACGCTGGATAATTGCGTCGGATGTTGTTATGGATGTAATATTTCCAAGGGCGCTGTGGATCCTGCAACGTTCGTCAGAAAAGCGTATTACCGTGTTCGTGGGAAGTATTATGATGACGACGTCGGTGTGTGGTTCGTAAATAAACAGAAACCGAGACTAGATAAGTATAGCGAACGTGCAAAGAAGAAAGGAGTGCCTTTTGAGCTGACGAAGACAGACTTTGACATACTCGTCAAGGGTGACTGTGAGTATTGCAAACGGAGTCCTACCACATGGTTTGGGATTGATCGTGTGGGTCCGTCAGAAGGATACGTCCTAGGAAACGTCGTATCGTGCTGCTTCGATTGCAATGTGGATAAACTCGAAGACGACGTTGAAAGTATGATGAAACGAAATGAGAGTATCGCTGTTCGTGTAGATGCTGGTGAGCTCGTCATAAAAGAATGTGAAAAGTCATTCTCACGTTTGGCAAAGTAATTTAATCGTTTTTATTATATGTAATACAATATAATGAAAAGACTATTCATGCTCGGAGGAGTAATGTCCGCGGTAACGATCCGCATATATAAATCTTGGAATACGTATGACCCCAAAGACGTTGACGAAATTGTGCGCCTCTCTTTACACATTGACTAATTAACAGGAATCCATGTGCGACCATATACCATCGCTGGTACGTTACTGTCTGCCATATTACGTAACACATTTTCCAATTCTTCTATCATTGCATTGGAATACCCAATATTTATAACATGTTCTACAGCGGCTTCTTTGCTATGGTGCATTTTCTCGAGTTTCTTGTCTACAAAAGATGCAACGTATACGTGCTCATTGTCACCTACGAGACGAAGATTTCCAAGACGCGTGTTCGTCTTGATGCCATCGGTGTTACAAACCCAAAAGCCATCTGGAATCTCTCCTATGAATATCTTGACGACTACATCGTTCAATTTTACATGACGACCATTGACGACTATACGAGGACATTCATCTGATATGTGTTTTTTATGTTCATTACACATTTCTTCCGCGGTTTTTGTTACCACATATCCATTCCAAAATATGTGTTTCAGTCTCCCCAATGTGCTTATAAATAATTCATATTGACCGCTTGTGCGAATGCTTTCGAATATTTCTCCATCCGTATTTGGATTTGATGGATCCGATGTTTCGATGGTTGAAAGCCACCCGGCGTCTTTAATCAAATCGCTTATTTTTATCATTTTACCGGCTATGCTTATTCTCTTTCCTTGCGGTTTGAGTATCTTTGTCGCCCCGCTCTTTGCTACCGAACGCGTAGTGCCATCTTGCGCGACTTCGTACGTGACTCCTGTTTTTGTAACGATATCTGCTAGTTGTCTGAATTCCATATTTACATATGTATATATTTAACTTGTTTCTTCGGCTAGGCGTTTGTTCTGGGGATTAGAATAAATTTATATATGACAGACGCTATTTTGAAGAAAATGAATTGATTATGATTCTTAACCGTGTAAAATCCCAGCATGTTGACTGGAACCCAGAAAATCGACCCTTCCATCAATGCCGGGCCCATGTTTTTACTCACTTTGGCAAACACTTCGCTCTTTGTCTTGTTCTGAAGCATAAGGTCCCACCAAATTGCCAGCGTGATGTTGATGGGAGCGAACATGAATTGATTCGTCATAGTTTTTTGACACACCGTTATTGCATTGTATCCCTTGAATGTCGACCCCAACCATTTGAAGTAAGACAATTGTGGATACGTGCTCCAAAACGCGTATGACCCGACCCGCAGAGTCCGTTTCACATCGTATTTGCGACGAGACCTCTTTTGGATGATGCCATCGACGCTTGCAGCTACCGCGGTAGACAATAAAGCAGCGCGATATTGGATAGTGATCTTCATAATATCAAAATGTGTATCAGTGTTAAGCTATTTAAGGAGTTATTGGCAATATGATTTATGCAACCAACTCGTGTGCAATCTTTCTTCCCTCTGCGATCACAAGGTCGATCTCTTTCTCGAAGAAATAACCGATGTCCGCGAGCTCCACCTCGATCTCAAATACTTCTTCAATATCGTTCTTGATCGGGATGATCTCGACCCTCGTGAAGTCTATCCGCCACGGACCCTTCGTGAACGAAGTCCTGTGCTTTGTTCTTTGCATCACGAAAGAGTTTGGTGGTTTAGTAGCGGGTTCCTGTGCTTCTAGGGCGATTGACCCTCTGACAGAAAATGCCCCTCCTGGAGAAACAACGTCCTTGGCGACTTTCTTCTTGTGCTCCATATACATACCAGTTGCCGTCGTGACATGGCGAGAGGACTCGTCTTTTTCGGATCTTATGTATTTGTCAACTGTGGTGGTCTCACTGCCTCCTGATAGTTTGTTCTGGGCGGCTACCCATGCAAGTTTGGGGATAGAGGACACAAACCCCGTTGACCTTTGAAATCCTACTCGAAACTCCAACTCGACAGACCTCAGATCATGTCCGTGAAGAACTGACTTAAGCTCGTCGACGAAAGACATTTTCTATTTCGTAATTCTGGTGTCGGATAAGTTTATAACTCTGGTTTGTTGATATGAGAGTTCGTTACATATCAACAAAAAAAATATAATCAAATTGTATCTTTATAAATGACGCAGGACTCCTTCAAATCGTTCCTTCCGTTCCGCCGCGATCTGCAGACACCGTGTCTGTTGTTTTGCAAGTGGGAGCAGTGTGGTCACTGTCATGACATGGCTCCGCACGTAAAGAAGGCACAGATGGTGCTCAAAAAAACAGTTCCTGTATATGCGGTGGATGCCGAACAACACGCTAACGTCATAACGACATTCAAGGTTAACGGATTTCCCGAATTGTTCTTCCTTGGGAAGGACCGTAGACTCCGGAAGTACCGGGGTCCCAGGACAGCCGAGGGAATTATTGCTTTTACACGTTCGAACTTGCAGAAATAAAGTTTGTGCACATCTCCTTGTATTTGTCGATATAAAATACTTCGTATCGACAAACTCTATTTTAATGTATCATTATAATTTACACTGATGGATTTTGGTAAGCGGCCTCCTGCCTTGAATCCGTCCCGACTATGAATTTGTTGGTGGCGGCTGCCAGAGGCACGTCAATCATTTGCCATGTCAGAGGAATGAATGATTTATCATCGATCTGATACCTGGTCTTGGAGCCACGGAGAGAAGAGTCGAACCCGCGAGTCAGTTCGTTGTTTTGCTTGACGTTGAACATGATGCCATCACCAAGTCCGAGGTATGGAGATGTCCCCCACAGTTGAGTATTCGTGTCCTTGAACCCGCCCTCGGATTTACGGCAATAACGAGTGGTTTTAGAGACAACAACATTGTCATACATCTTCGCGGCCTCTGTACTCAGCCCCATGCGCACAAGTCCCCAGATGGCCTCGTTCTTGGCATCGGTAGGCTGAGTCTCGGTCACTATGTACTTGTAGTTGTACGTTGAGAACGGGTTGTCTACCAGAGGGATCTGATTGGCGCGGGCGTTCTGGAACTTCACGTTTTGAGCCTGCATGATATCTTATATACTGATATATTTATTTTATTTTTAAAATATATTTATTATATGTAAATGTCTTTAGTTTTCACTTCAATAGCTTTGACCACGTTAGGAGCGCTGATTTTCAAAGACAACGTAGAAAAGTCTGGGAAAATCGACGTGATTTCCAGCGTGAATAACAAGAAGTATTCTGTCATAAAAACGGGAGACTACGCCGCTGCTGCAGACATGCTCGCGTCTCTGGAAGACAAGGCCAGAGCTTTCATAGCAGCCGCGTCGGCCAAGTATCCAAATGATACTACGATCAAGAGGATTCAAAAATACTGGACTGGCAGTCTGACAGAAATCCCTCAATCAGACACGATTGCTTACGCACTGGATAAAAAAGAAATTTTCATGTGCGTCAGAGATGAAGCAGGGGAGGTCCAAAAATTAGACGATCTTCTTTTCGTGCTCCTACACGAACTAAGCCATATTCAAAACATATCCTACGGACACGATGCGCCGTTCTGGAAACAATTCAAGAGAACATTGGAAATGGCGAACAAATTAGGATATCTTCCCTATGTCAATTACGATCAGTATTCCGTCAAAGTCTGTGGCAAGACAATTAATGCTAATCCAAGCACTTGTGTATTCAATGGCCAGTGCGAGAGCGAATTGAGTGATATAACTCCTATCCGCCCCATTAGATAAGTTTCCATGTGCGACCATATGCAGTCTTAGATTCACCGGACTTGCGTTTAAAACTCAATGCCTTGCCAATGTTGCGATCAAATGCTTTATTAAAACCAATTGACTCCAAATATCTCACTGCATCACTTTGGCTCTCGTATTCTTTTTCGAACACGTCATTGATATACGATGCACATTTTACCCTAACGGTATTAGTTCCATCGTGTTTTCCGTTCTTATGTGCATCTTGGCCATTTTCTGAACGTGTACCAATGCGAAGCTTATGTGGCCGAAAGTCTAACCTGTCATCATCTTCGTGCAGAATCATCTCGCCGGGTTTTTTGGAAGCATATTCATCTGGGAAGAATGTCTTGAAAGCAAGGATGTGACACTGACCAAACACGATGCTTGGATAACCACTCTGTAGACAGAGACGTTCGCCTTCTAACACATTCTCAGAGTATTCGTTTATCCATTTTACGCGGCTCATGTTAGAGATCTCCCAACGTCCTTTATCACCCGCCGTTCCTAAGATTTCCTTCCACACTTCCCCTGGGAGATTTGAATATTTCTTAAAAACAAAACCATGTTGTTTTCTTCGCGCGTACATGTCAATCATCTTCGTAGTATAATTACGACCGAATGGATTCTTTTGATCTTTCAAGTGTTCTACCCATTCTTGCGCGGTTTTTTCGATCTCGTTGTTGACGATGATGCTCGCGGACTTGAGAGTTTTTGGTCGTTTCTGATTTTCACATTGTTCTTTTTTAGTTGCCCAGCGAATATTATCTAAATTGTCATTGTCTCTATTGCGATCAACATGATCAGCAGTGTGTAATGGTGTGGGTGGTGGCCCACGAAATGTTGATGCGATTGCACGGCCGATATATATACCGCGATTTTTTCCTGCATCGTCAAGCACGCTGGTCACTTTATAACCGCTTCTGTTATGACGAATACTAGCCGTCTTACCGGTTTTCTTATTTCGGACGACCCCGTTTGTATCAATCGTATACTTGTTAAAAGTTACAAGTTCGATTGTATTCTTTCTCGCGTAATAATAATTCATTTACAATTACATATGCATGAAGTTTATTAAATAATTGTTTTGTCGATATGAAATACTTCGTATCGACAAAATGCTTTTTGATGTATGCTTATCTGGTGTACCGAGTGCCATCGGGACGATTGAACAACCTAGAGGGTGCGCCGATAGACGTCTGCCACAGAACAGGAGGCTCCGGGTACTTTTCCGTATCGATTATATTAAAGTTTTCGACCGGAAGAGCGGACTTCTTCACCTGAGTGATTTGAGTGTTCAATTTATCTGCTCCGAGAACACCGGTGAACGTCGTGGTTGTCGCAAGGGGTTTCTTGGTATACCGGGCAACGACGGTATTGCGCATGGCCACGAGATCGCCGGTCGACGGAACGAGATCCATATTGGTTTTGATTTTCTTTACGGGGGGTCCCTGAATAGGAGCGACGATCGCGGGTTCGCCGCCTTCGAACTTATTCATCGGAATCCCATACCAGTATCCAGGGATCATAGCTAGCTCTGCGGCCCTTTGGTTGTATACCTCAGAAAGTCTCGAGTCCATATTTAATGTATCAAAATATAATTTTATGGGAAATTATCGTGATATAAAATGTGTTCATATTATATAATGGGTCTGGGATTCTTATGGAAAGCAGTAACCGTGGTTCTGGCGTTCATAGCGCCACTCCCATGCGCCAATGGGCACGGATATCTCGAGGAACCCATATCTAGGAATCTAATCGCCCATCGACGCGGTCAAGAATACGATCACATGTCCTTGGCGGGCGGCGGGCCTCATTCAGTATGGCCGGATGGTTTATGGAAGTTTGGAGGAGGCGGGAAACATTTTACATGTGGGAGGCAACAATATGACGCGCCTGGAGAGATTCAACGAACGTGGATAACCGGGCAGCAGATTAAAATAAAGATCGTGTTCACGACGGTTCACAGAGGTCATAGTTACTTTGGCCTGTGCCCCGCTGATCAAAAACCAACCCCCGAATGTTTTGCACAAAGATGGTTAACGAACATAGAGACTAATCAAAGATACTGGGACTTGGGGGGTAAACCGAAGGGCACGTATGAGATGTTGTTCGAGCTTCCCGAAGGTTATGAATGTCCCAACTGCGTGTTCTGGTGGTGGTGGGTAACCGGAAACTCGTGCCTGCCCCCGGGAGATAGTGGAAATCTCCCGGCGTGTGGTGAATACTCGATACCGGAAGAATTCTGGAATTGTGCAGACGTATCAATCGTGAACAGAACAACGCCGGTGATGATGTCTCCGCCACCTCCTCCGTCTCCAAATCCTCCATCAAAATCACGGCCCCCACCACCTTCTCCCAAGACACATCCTAAGCCACCGTCGCCTACCAAAACACCGCCCCCACCACCCAAAGGTGAAAATGTGTGCACAGGCCATACTTTACCGTTTGGAGACGATCAATCGCCATTCTACTTTGTTTGCGAAGATGGACGTCAGCAACCAACGAAAATGAAATGCCCTCCTGGAACACTTTGGAATGTAGATATTACAGGATGCGATTGGCCCAAGAAAAAATTTTCATTCCGCCAAGTAGTAAAGGACTTTAATCTGTATGCTCAGGATGTTTAATGTTATTTTGTAGACAAACGCGGTTTACTTCTTAGGGTTGCATACATACACATCGCGAACGCCTGACACATCCACATATGACCACATCTTGTCATGCTCGCAGTCGATCATGGCACCATCGCGGGCACCGGGCATCGGGATACCATTCGCCAGACGCTCCTTGATCATCCAGTTACGCACCGCGTTGTATGACATAGAGGGGAGCAGACGTCCGTTAGAATCAAAGGCTCGCAGGCCAACCCGAGCCATAAATGGCTGAACTCCCCATACAGGAACGTCGACAAACTTATGAGCATTGACAAGGATGTTAGGGACCACGCCGCACTGGAAATGAGGATGCTTCAGAGCCACGACAACACTGGATGTATACACCGACATGCTATCTCCGCAGTTGTTATGAAGACGAATGTGATCATTTTCGGCGAGGGACTGAATCATCTCGACTCCGCCTTCTTGTTCCACCATGTCTGAATTATAACCGTATACAGATGGGGCAGGAGCTGGTGCATCTTCCAGAATGCGAGCATAGGCTCCCATGGCGATGGTCATGAGTAGCAGAGCGGAGAACTTCATTTTGTTTTGTTTTGTGATATTGTTGTGAAATTCCCGTATTTATGGTTAATTTCACACCAGGGTCAAATGACAAACGTTTGTGTTAATTAAGAGTATCCCAGAGAATACGCAAGCACATCGTGAGTCTCAGAGTTGGCCATTTGAGGAACGCGCGTTAGCCGATTCTGGACGACAAACTTCTCCTTCTTAGACGTTGACATGTGATCTACGTATCCTTTGATGACAAAGATGGACAGGATCCAAAGGCATATCAGACCTACGATGGTCAAACCGATCAAACTAATCGTATTCATTATTATAAACAAAACATTATTTTCAGAATGTCGATATGATAATGTCCTCGTATCGACAAACTGTGTTTTCATTGATCTATTAAAGTTCTGAGTAATCGTCTTCCTCGGCGTCGAGCTCGTCGATCTCCAACATGTCCACATCGTTCATGTCTTCCTCACCGTCCATGCCACCGTCCATGAGATCTTTGGCAAACACCATGTCGGCGTCCATACCAGCCTCCTCCTCGTCAAACCCAGTTGCTAGGATGTCATTTGCAACTGCCATGGCCTCGCCTTGGGCATCGTAACCATCGGCGTAATTGTCGTTGTACAGCACGATGCTGTCTTCGGCGTCATTACCGCCGGTATCATAAGTATCATCATCGTCAAACGTAATATCCTCCGGTAGGTTTAAATCGTTTTCGTCGTCTCCCGCAAACGTGTCATCCTCGTAAATTTCGTCATCCTCCGCGTCGGCCTCGTCGCTATAGTAATCATCGGGCATCTGATACATCTCGTAATCAAAAACACCGGCATCACCAGCGGAGCATGTAGAGCATCCGGCCATCTCATAGTCATAATATTTCTCCTTCTTCATGCTCATAAAGATCATCACAAGTGCGATGACAATCAGAGCGCCGGCAATCAACATCCAGTTTTGTTTCAGAAATCCCATCACCGTCATAATATTATATATATGTATAATATATTATTTTAAATGAAAATAAAAATACCGCAGATTAGAATAATTCCTACTGATACTGGGTTCGTCCGCGGACAACGCGATGTTGCCTTTGATCTAAACACAAAAAACGCTGACGAGTTCGGATCTCAAAAAATAGATAATAGTTTCCTGAAAAGACAAAGTGATTTTTATATGAAATTAGACGATTATGATTTATATACGCTAACAACATACACGAACAGATCGCATCAATGGGTGACCCCATTCATAAGGTCCGGCAAGCTTCCAGGGACCGCTGAACTTAAGATGGTCGTTCAAGATGGGTTGCTTGCTCCGTTGTTCTTTCAAATAAAGAAGATGGCGGACCAGAAGGTCAAGTTGTTCGGCAAGAAATCGCTATCCAAAGAGATGTTTTCTGACAAAGACCATCGCGAATACGTCAGAAATATGTTTACGGACCCAAACACACCTCTAGGGACCAGATACACCGCTTATCAGATGCTACTTCGTGGAAATGACTTTTCTGATAGAACTATGAAAATGGCCCTTCATATATATTCCAAAGACCTCACGAGAATCATGAAATCTTCACCAAAGACGACCGAAAACATGACGGTTTTCAGAGGAGTCCTGACTAACACACTTGGTGATAAGAAGACATTCACAACCAAGGAGTTCGTATCCACATCACTGGCGATGGAGATCGCTGGAGCGTATTCTGAATCCAAAAACGGCAAAGGAAGACTTCAGAGAATTATCGTCCCAAAAGGATCGAATGTGTTGGCTCTTTGCTTATTAAACCCTTTCGGTGACTCCGGAGAGCTCGAAATCTTGTTACCACCAGGTAAATATGAAGTTATTTCTAAAGGGATTACACGTGAATTAAAAGGTATGAAAGTTACGACCAACAATGTCAGAAAGTTATAATCAAATAAGTTTCCATGTGCGTTTATATGCAGACTGTCTCTCACCATCGAGCATCTTATTGATATTACGTTCATCCGCTCTTGAAAACCCAATAGATTTCAAATACCTCACGGCGTCGCTTTTGCTCTCGTGTTCTTTTTCGAATTCACCGTTGACATACGAAGCACACTTCACTCGTGCCGACTTTGTGCCGTTGTGACATCCATTGTCATGTGCGTCTATTACGTTTTCACTCTTAGTTCCAATCCGAAGCATATGAGGTCGAAAGTCTAGTTTATCATCGTTTTGGTGAAGGATTATTTCTTCTGGCTTCTTTGCGGCATACTCTTCTGGAAAGAATGACATGAACGCAAGAATATGACATTGTCCCAGAGCGATTCTTGGATATCCAGTATTTGATATCCCGAGACGTTCTCCGGATAATACATTTTCAGAGTATTTTGAGATATATTTCACGCGATTCATATCGGATATTTCCCAACGCCCCACCGTAGTCTCCGATCCATCGATTTTCTTCCATGTCTCTCCCGGTAGATCCGGATACTCTTTATAAGAAAATCCATGTTGCTTATTTTGAGCATATCGAATAAGCACAGGCTTCGTATATTCGCGACCGAATGGGTTTTTCTGATCTTTCAGATATTCTACCCACTCCTTGAAAGTTTTCTCGAGTCCATCCTTGGCGATGATACATGCATCTTTTCTATCTTCTGGCATAACGCGATTATATTTCTGACCGGACTGGTCGAGCCATCTGATATTTTCGAGCGTGTCATTGGTAGGATTCCTATCCTTGTGGTCTGCTGTATGATCTAGAGTCGGCGGTTTCCCGTAAAATGTAGACGCAATAGCACGACCGACTTGAATACATCGCCGCTTCCCGGTTTCATCATTTACGGATACACGTTTATATCCAGCTGTATTCTTCCGTGAGCTCATCGTTTCTCCGGTTTCTATATTTCTAACAACTCCGAACGAATCAATTGTATATTTTTTGAATTTAACATATGATCCATTTTTGAAGTAATATTTCAGTGATTCTAGCATCTTTGTTTGTAAGAACGATGCTTTATTAAGCTAATCGTTTGTTGATATGAAAATACTTTGTATCGACAAACTGCATTGTTGTTTATTTTATAAAAAAATATTAGATTATTGTATAACACGGGATGACTGATGCAAGCTTCAAGATGAACTTATTGAAGTTCGGTGGGATAGATGCCGCCACAGGCAATCAGGCTCTCAAGGGGAACATTCGAATGCTTGCCAATGGTTCTTATTTAACGGATCTTACGGTGGAAAAATTGAACGTGACGGGAAACGCAGTCATTCCTGGCATACAGTTCGATTCGTTGACGGTCGCGGGTAATGTAATATCAACAAATGGGAACTTCATCGGAAATGGAGCGCTCATGACAGGCGTCACGTCGACATTGCCGACCGTGGCAAGTTTAGACACCAGAGGAAATGTGATCGGTAATTATGCAAATGTAACTCAAGTAATAGCGACGACCGGAAACGTCGGGAATACTCGATTTTCGGGAGGTAACGTAGCGGTCAGCGGACAAGTGAACGTTCTAGGAAACGTCGTAGCGTCGTCCTTGATAACTTCGGGTGTCCAAAATATGGATATCAGAGGTAATGTTCTCGGAAATGTGATCGGCAACTATGCTAATGTCGATCAAGTAATAGCGACAACCGGAAACGTCGGAAATACTCGTTTTTCGGGAGGCAATGTGGCAGTCAGTGGACAAGTAAATGCCCTCGGAAACGTTGTAGCTCCCTTCTTCGTCGGTGATAGTTCGAGATTGACCGGAGTCGCAAACATCGATATCAGAGGCAATGTAACTGGAAATGTGATTGGCAATTATGCGAATGTCGATCAAATCATAGCAACCAGCGGCAACGTAGGGAACGTGAGGATGGTGGGAGGTAATGTGGCAGTCAGCGGACAAGTAAATGCCCTCGGAAACGTTGTAGCTCCCTTCTTCGTCGGTGATAGTTCGAGATTGACCGGAGTCGCAAACATCGATATCAGAGGCAATGTAACTGGAAATGTGATTGGCAATT